GGCATCTTACATATAGAGAAACGATTATGAACAACAGACTTCATAATGTCTAATTGAAAGTCATATAAGTCAAGAGGTACAACACCTTCATCGATGTTGACAATCTTCATATATGTACGACAGAAGTATTCAATATCCTTAGAACATCTTACAAGTTCTTGGATTTGTTCTTCTGTATAATCTAGTTTAACTCCAGCTTTTTTGAGTCTGGGATTACCTAGATAGATTTCATTCGGGGATAATTCCACGCTCTTTCAACTTTGTTCTGTTGTTTAGATGTTCAGATACTATAAGATCTTTTGATTGTCCATGGTACCTAACACCATAATTTTCTTGAATCATAGCTTCTGCCATGAGCATCCACCTACCTGACGTTGAATGATATACTTCAAAGTCACCTAATATTCTTCCAAACTTTCCTTTTTCATCCTTGAAAGATTTGAACTTCTTACAATTGACAAGATACTTTTCAACTTGCTCTTTTGCTAGTATACCATATTTTTTCTCAACAGGATCAGACGTTCTTGATTCTGGTGTATCTATTCCCATAATACGAATACGTTGGTTTCTCAACCACACTCCAAAACCAAGATCAATATCAATGTCAACAGTATCTCCATCTACTACTTTAATTAAATTAAAATTATATTCAAACATCCGTTGACTTCTCCGTTTTTTTATGTATAATAAGCTTTGCGTCTCGGGCAAGTATACTATACATTACCATCTTTACTATCATCATTCTCTGTAGCCCAAGGCTTGATGGAATGTATATGACCTACCATGTTATTTATAGTCTTGAC